AATGATTTATCTTTTCAAACTGATCCACAAGATCCAAGTGTTTTTAATAAAATATATAATATACCATTTTTTACTTTTGGAAGATTGTTAAAAGCAATTCAGTCTTTAGGTTCAAAAATAGATAAAGACACAAATACAATAACCGAAAGCGATTTTATAATACTTGCTTCTGATTGTAATATCAGTTCTTTGGGAAAAGATGGAAGTGATGATTGTTTCTTGACAGCAAAAGATATAGAAAATAATCCAGAATATAAAATTTATATCAATAACGGTCTTTCTTTAGAACAAAATGTCGCTGTTTTAAATACATCAATTACTCCAATAAATATTTTAGATATACCAATTGCTTTTTCAACTTTTAAATATTGGATGGAAAAAAATATAACTTCTCAAAATATTACAAGAATGAGTTTGATAAATTTTTTAAATTTATTAACAAACGATTTATTAAATTTAGCACTTAAACCAACAAACGAAGATTATGTTCCAAAACAACATTTACAATTTAAATTTTTCTTTGATAAAATGGAATTTAATGCTGATAATAAATTTTATGAAACAATTAAAAACAATCAAGGTCAAAAAGAATTATTAAATATATCTCAATTAAATATTCAAAATTTCTTTCTCAACGAACAACTTAAAAAAGATACAATCAAAAAAAATATTATAATATTTTATGCGATGCCAACTCACAATACAAGAAAAAGCAATTTTAAAAATGATCTTAATGATGGTATACCGCACTTTTTTTACGGTCAAAGTAAAGGCATAATAAATAAAATAACATTTAGAGAAGAAAACATGCCTTTCGTTAGAGAAGCAAACATACAAACTCAAGTCGACAGAAAACCTTGGAAGGCAGGAGTGTTTTTAAGAGGAAAATATAATATAACAATCGATATGATTGGAACTGTAAATTTCCGAATTGGCAGCATGATTTATCTTTCACCCTCTTTTCCAGGTGTTATAAGCTATGACGATCCTATTGAGTATGGTATTGGTGGATATTTTATTATAGTATCATTAAAAACAAATATAGAATCTGGAAAATATACAACAACAATAGAAGCAAATTGGGTCGCAACTGGAACGGGTGAATATACAGATTTAAGTCATGCTCCAATAAATTTAATAAGATTATCAAAACCTTTAGAACAATTAAGAAAAAACGACGAAGAAAAAAGACAAAGAGCAGAAGCTACAGAAGATTATGGTGGCTTCGCAACATCTGGTGGCGGCGCATAATATTTATTATTTATGAAATACAAAAATACACAAGATCCATATCTTCAAAAATTAAATAAAATAGCAGATCAATCAAATTTTTATTCAGATGATCCAAGATATAGAATAATTCCACAAGGTAATAATAACTCTAAAGGCTTATTTCTTTATCATCAAAGATTAAACTACGAGTTAGAATTTAATAATGTTGTTTCTATTGAAGGTATGAAGTCAGAAAACTTTAAAGATTATTTATATTCAGATCAATTATATGGAAAAATTAACATAAATAATGATGTCGTAAATATCGATGAAAGTAAGTTAAAAAGTCTCGATCCCGATCCAAAAATGTTGCTTATCTCGCCCGCTGCCGACGCATTCAATTCTTTATATGCTCGCCATAAAGGTTTGATAAATTCTAATGCGATAAGTTCAAATAGTAAATTTTATAATATAAAACCAAAAAAAGCTTTTATATCACCTAATTTACAACATTCTGAATATGTAAACTCCTATTTCAATGAATTTTATAGTTTTATAAACAACAATGATTTAAATAATAAAATTGTAGATTTTAAAACATTTATTAAATATTTTGTATTTTATTACAATCAAAGTGATAAGATGTTAAATAAAACTGAATTTATAAGAACTTCTTTGTGCTCTCCTTATTCTTCCGGATTAGTTGTTGATATAAGTGCGGATAAACACGGAGATGATAAAAAAGTATATGAAGATTATTTGCGTGATGAAGTGTTTGGAATATTTGATACATTAACAAAACAACACGGATTTGTCATGGATAAACATTCTCCATGGAGATTAACATTTGATATTGCTGGCGCAAATGCTCAACCATATTTACAAGTTTATGATGCCGAAGATTTAAATCAATATTTTGATAAATTTTATTATTTTACTGAATATTTTAACTTTGAAAGTTTAAAAATTTATTTATTAAATTTATATAATTTTATTGCGCAAGAACAACCAATAGCAAGAAGCGTTATAACAACATTTAAAAATGGTAATCCTTGTATTTATGAGAAACAAATTACAAGACAACAAATTGAATACAATGATTTATACAATAATATAACAGAAGAAGAATTAATGAAATTATACTTTTACATAAAAGTAAAAGAAAACAATATAATATCATCAGACAGTCAGTTCGAACAAATGTTTGGAGAAATTTTTACAATTAATCGGTTTAGTGGGAATATTGCTGCTTTTGATTTTATTAATAATAAATGTAAAACTCTAAGAGATATGGGTGATAAAAAATATACAAGAACTCTCTTCTAGATTGACACGGCGTTAAATCTCGGCTATGATCTCGGCTTATGGCTTTTCTAACACTCGACGATAAAAGTGAATGCATCGGGTTCTACCATAATGGAGAACTACTGTTCGGTCAAGAGCCAAGTGGAGTTTTGGATTCTACTTGGAAATATTACCCATACTTAAAAGATAAAAACATTAAATATGCTAATATCTTTGTTGGTGGTAAAGATTTTGATGAAGCTTGTCCGGAACATTTAAAAGATCGATGGACTGAATTAAACACAAGAGCAAAAGCATTTATTCGTTCTTTCTTTGAATCAAAAGTTTCACTGAAAGAAAATTGTTTTTATGATCTTGTTCCTCGTAAGTTTTTGATTGATTATTGTGAAATTAAATGTTCTATAATTGATTATATTATCCATTCTTGCCCGCAACCTATTGATTACGAATTCAAGGCAGATCTTGAACGATTGCTAACAAACATTCGCAATCAAAAGATCAGTTTTGACGAGGTTGCTATTAAAGGCGGTATTCACGATCAAAAAGTTCGTGAATTTTCACAAAACTATCTATCAAAAGACAATTATATTAATTATAATCAGTTTAATTCTAAAACCGGACGCCTTACAACAGACGAGAACAGTTTTCCTATTCTTAATCTATCTAAAACATTAAGAACATATATCAAGCCTGATAATGATTTCTTCTTGGATATTGATTATAACGCAGCAGAAGTGCGTGTATTTCTTGCTTTAAACGGCTTTAAACAGCCCACAATTGATATTCATGAGTGGAACATGGATAAGTTTGGGTATGCTGATAGAAACACTGCTAAAAGCGATTTTATTTCGTGGTTATATGGTAAAAAGAATGTAAGAGAAAAAGATTTTAAAAAGTATTACAATACAGATTTAATTAAGAAAAAGTATTGGGATGGTAATTTGGTTAAAAATTATTATGGTCGTGAAATATTGGCTGACGAGTTTCATTCTGTAAATTATATCGTTCAAAGCACAACAGCAGATATGGCTTTGCGTCAAGTATTAAAAGTAAATGAATTGTTGGTTGGTTGTGAATCAAAGATCAAAATGATTATTCATGATAATATTGTTATTGATGTTAAAAAAGAAGAAAAAGAACTTGTAAAAAAGATTGTAGATACTTATAATGATACCGAATTTGGTAAGTTTAAATCATCTGTAAAGATCGGTAAGTCTCTTGGAGATATGAGGAAAATTCTATGATTTCTGTTGTTGGAATTGGTAGTTTTTGTTCTGAATTAGTTAATAAATTCAGTCAGTATCCTCAATATTCAGTTTACACAATTGATACTGAAAATTCTAACTTTGATTTGCCCGAATTAAAAAACGCAGAGGAATATGAAAAGAATTATCCCACTAAACTAAACTCAATCATAAAAGATCAAAATGAAGAGATATCAGTATTTCTTGATGGTTCGGAAGCAATAAGCGGAATAATTCTTAAATTTCTTGAAAACTTTAAAGATCGTAAGATTAATATCTGTTATGTCCGATCAGATTTAGATTTGTTGGGAAATGTAGAAAAATTACAAAATAAAGTATGTTTTAATGTATTACAAGAATACACAAGATCAGGTTTATTTAACAAGTTTATATTCTTTGATAAAGTTAAAATAGAAAAAATGCTTGATAATGTTTCTATTCTTGACTTTGATGAAAGTTTTAACAATCTTGTATCAACAACATCTCATTATATAAATGTTTACTCAAATATAAAACCACTATTATCAAATAATATTGATTTAAGTGATATATCCAGAATTGAAACATATGGTTTATCCGATATTGGTGGTAGTGAAATAAGATGGTTTTGTGATCTGGAAAATATAGAAGAAATTGTTTATTATTTTGCTATAAATTCTAATACACTTAAAAAAGAAAAAAAGTTGCTACAAACACTTAAAAATCAAGTCAAAGAAAAACAAAAAGAAAATTTAAAGATTTCGTTTAATGTATATGAAACAAACTATGTTGAAAATTTTGTATACTGTGTTGGCCGAACAAAATTCATTCAGCAAGCGAGCGGGGCTTGACAAGTGATCCGATCTGTGTTAGGATGGTTCCATCATCACCGATCAACCCGCTGGTTGTGGTGTTCTAACAAAGGAAAGCAAAATGTCTAAAGTATCAGTTAATCGTCGTGGTCCAACAGGAAATGCCGGTCGCGTAACGCTCTCACATCTTCGTGCCGGTGAGACTTTCCGTTTCCCACGATCTGCCCCCGGAACAGTTTATCAGCTACTTTCAGTTAGCAACCGTTCTGTGGAAGATGGAGTTCTTGATGAGGTAGACTCATTTATGTTCTCAAATGTTTCTACCGGTCAGGTATATGCGACCGATGATAGTCGCACAATTGTTCCAGTAGATTGTTCGTTGACTGTTCGTGAGCGTGTTGCCGCTCGTTCACGCACATCACGATCAACTCGTTCAACCACAGCCATTCGTGCTCGTAAATCAATTAAGGCTAAAAATCGTCGTTGATAGGTCGGTGTTAGTGTAGTTCTGTTAGTGTTCCTTTATTTGTTGGGTATCGGGCAGAGAAATCTGCCCTTTACTTTTTTATGAGAGCATGTTAGTTATAGAAGGGTCGGTATTGAAAGCAGTTTGATAAACTTACCGACATTATGATTGGCCTTGATACCGCCAACATTTAACGGTCTACGCAACAATAAGTTAGCGTGCCACAAGGAGTAGATAATTATGGGTATTGATATTCGCGCTATGCAGAAAAAACTTGATAAGCTCAATAATAAGGGCAAGTCAAGTTCCGAGTCAGCTTTTTGGAAGCCAGAGGACGGAATTCACGAAGTTCGTGTTCTTCCAACACCTGATGGTGATCCATTCAAAGAGTTCTGGTTTCATTATAATGTTGGAAGCCAGAGTGTAATGTGTCCAAAGCGTAATTTTGGTGAAGATTGCGCTATTTGTGAGTTTGCAACAAAGTTGTTCAAGAGTGGTGAACCAGACAGCGTTGCAGCTGCAAAGGATCTTTTCGTCCGTCAGCGTTTCCTTTCCCCAATTCTTGTTCGTGGGAATGAAAAGGATGGCGTAAAGGTTTGGTCATATAGCAAGACAGTTTATGAAGAACTTCTTAAGACTGTTCTTGATCCAGACTTTGGAGATATTACAGATCCAGAGAACGGATGGGATCTAAAAGTTGATAAGGGCAAGAAGAATGGCGCTCGTTATTCAACAATGAGTGTCAAGCCAAAGCCAAAGTCCACAAATATGTGTAAGGGACTTGGAAGTCAGGAATGTAAAGATCTTCTTGATAGTATCCCAGATCTATCAACAATCTTTACACGAATGTCTCCAAAAGAAGTTCAGGCTGTTCTAGATAAGCATCTGGCGGAACCAGATGAAGCTAGTGTAGGAGTTGAGAAGGGTGGTGGTGTTGATAATGCTGTAGACGCTGCTATCCGAGAACTTGATCTCTGATAAAAATTAAAGCTTGACAGAGGGCGACCTAGGATGTAAAATCTCCTAGGTCGTTTTCTTTTTGGACGATAAATACTGTAGGAGATAATATGAGCATGGCAAAAATTAAAGAAGTAAAAGCTGGAAAAGTAGATGTAAGTGAATTAAGAAAAGCACTTAATGGACAGCTAAAAGGCGCAGTTTATGATCTGCGACAAGAAAATCCAACAGATGTAAAAGAGTGGATTTCAACCGGCTCAACTTGGCTTGATGCTGTTGTTTGTAAAGGTAAAATGGCTGGTATTCCAGTTGGAAAAATAGTTGAAATAGCGGGAATACAAGCAACAGGCAAAAGTTTTTTTGCAGCACAGATAGCTGGAAACGCACAAAAACAAGGTATTACTCCAGTTTATTTTGATGCCGAGAGTGCAATCAATAGTGATTTCCTAACAAAAGCTGGATGTGATTTAGAAAATCTTATTTATGTTCAGCCACCAGACCTTGAAAGTGTTTTTGAAACAATGGAAACACTTATGGGTGCAAGCGAAGATAAATTTCTTTTTATTATTGATAGTTTGGCTGCAGTTCCAACAAGAGTTGATAATGAAGGAACATTTAATCCACATGAACGAATTGGTGTAAAAGCTGCACTATTAGCAAAAGCTTATCAAAAAATAACAACACCAATGGCTCAACATAAAAGCACACTATTAGTATTAAATCAGTTAAAAGTAAATCTTAAAGCAACAAGTGAAGCACCACAGGGTGGTAAATATTTAACTGACAGTCAAAAATATGGAACTCCAGGAGGAACATCAACAGATTTCTTTACAAGTGTTCGTATTTGGCTAACTAAATCATTTGCCAAAGATTTAATAGTAAATGATGAAAAAGGTTATCAGATTGGTTCTTATGTAAAAGCCCGTATTGAAAAATCACGATTTGGAACACAAAACCGTGTTGCAGAATTTAAAATTCTGTGGGGTGATGAAGTTGGTGTGTTAAACGAAGAAAGTATCCTTGAAGCTATTAAAGGCAAAACCGAGCACCTTGAAACAGGAACTTGGAATAAATTAACTTATGCCGATGGAACAGTTCAGAAATGGCAAGGTTTGGAAGAAGGTTTCGTAAATCTAATGAAGACGAATGAGAAATTTAAAAACCGTGTTATGGAAATATTTGATTATGAAGTTATTCAGAAGTTTGATAAGAAATTAGGTAATGCTAAGGACTTTTTGAACGATGGGAAGGGCGAAGATGTTCAACACTGACTATTTAATCTTTGTAGGGAGATATAACAATGAAATTAACACGTGATAGATTAAAGCAGATAATTAAAGAAGAATTGGAAGAAATGGTCGGTCAATCACCACCACAAGTACCGCAAGCACAATCCGGACAACAACAAGTAGCGGGAAAAGCAAGGGTTCATTATCATCATATAAATATGGCTGCTGAAAACGACAAAGTTCCAGGTTTAAAAAATGATCCAGAATATGCAAAACTCAAAGGCTATGTGAACAAACAAGGTGTTCCAGATGAGTTAGATTATTTGATATTTTCTGATGGAAGTGGAAAAATTGGAGAAGTAAATTTTAGTAAAAATTTAGTAAATTCATTAAAGCTTGCCGGTATTTTTGCTGGAAATATGTGATATTAAAAAAAGATGATTAAAGAACCCGCAGAAATGCGGGTTTCTTATTAAAATATGAATACAAACAATACATTTTGGGAAAAAAACGGAAATAAAATAAATTTATCTGATTTATTAAATATTTCTTCACATCTTCCAGAAAAAAATATATCTATTAAAGAATTAATTCCATATTTGCTTTCTTGGGATAATGACTTACAAGAACAAACTAAAATACAAGCAGTAAGTTTAGAATATCCAATATTAATTCTTGTAGATGATAAACAAAATATAATATCTATTCTTGATGGACACCACAGAATACATAAAGCAATAACAAAAAATTTAACAACAATAAAAGCTAAATTAATTCAATTCAACCTCTTACCAAATGAATTTAAAAATGTTTTCGTCCCCGCAGATTGACAGCCTACAGATCGCGTGCTATGCTTGGCCTAACCAACATAGGAGCCTGATACCATGAAGTATCTTGATTTTGTAGTACCTCGCTGAAGATATTGCATCCCAATTTCGGGATGATACTCTCCAGCATCAGATTGTTGCCTTTGGTGTCAAGGGTGGCAAGATTATTAACTTCGGCGTCAATAAGCGTCGTTATTCACGAAACAAGAGTGTGTTCAAGTGTTCTATGCATGCTGAAATTGATCTGTTGAGCAAGATGGGAGAACGAGCAAGTGGTAGCAAAATTTATATTTATCGTTTTAATAACACTTCGTGCCCGTATGCTCGTCAAAACAAGAACGGAAAGCCTTGTCCGCTCTGTCAGCATGCCCTAAAGAACGCAGGTGTTTCCCGAGTTGTATATGTTGATGATCTGGGAGAAGTGAACACTCTTAAAAACCGTGATATGATCGGTCTTGTCGGTCGTCCAAGTAATATTACAAACCATTTCCTTGAACGATATGGTGATGCACACCACGGTAAGTTTATTGTAAATGAGTTTATTGCAGCATAGGAACATATGAATAGCAAGTTTGATAAAAACACAAGTGAAGGTCTTTATACTTTTAATCAAGACGAAGTATTTGAAGCACTAAAAATGTGGTGTTATCAAAAAGGAATAGTTCTTGATAAAAATAGTGTAAAGTTTATGGATTGTTCTGGTAAACCAGATTTTGTTGTAGAAATTGGATTTAATCACAAAGAAAGGTAGGATAATGTATGCCGTGGCCCGCAAAAAACAGACCCCGTAAAGGACGCAGAAAACAGGGTTCTGCTAAAAGAAAAGCTCGTAAAAAGAATCGCAAAAAGAAATGAAGTATGATATGATCCCCACTGCAAAGTGGGGATTTTTATATTTAAAATTATAGGAAATATATGTTTACTTATGATGCAATAAATGAACGTGAAAATAATAATAAAAATAATATAAATTTAGTTTTTAAACAATTTAAAAACATCAAGTCTTTTAAACAATTACAATCTTATAATAAAAAATCTTTAGAAAGATATTTAAAATATCATCCGAACAACTTATCTGAAGATTCACTTCTAAAAATCTGCAAAGAAAACGAAGGATATGCTTACACAGTATCTTGTGTTATATGTATAAACGCATCTCGTCAAGGCTGCATAGAAGAAAAAAAAATTATAAATGGTATAGGTGAATTTTTAAAAGATAAAATCACAGTAGAAGCAATTCCAACAAGAGGTAAGCAAGCACTTAGACCTTTGCGTTCCGGAGGCGTCATAAATGCTGCGGATACCGAAAAGAAACTTAAAAATAGCGATGTTTATTTAAAAACTATTGACGGTTTAATTAAAAGTCGGTATGATGAAAAGCAAATTTTGGGATATATTTTTGCGAAAGTTGTTGTTGGAATTGGAGGCCATCAAGATAATGTTGAAAAAGAAGCAGATGATTTTATAAATTGGGCAACAAATGAGCCAAAAGAAAAACTTTATGTTGTTCTTGTAGACGGAGATGAAGATAAAAAAAATAATCTCCTTCGAAAACAAAAAGATAATATCTGGATAGTTAACCACGTGGAATTTCAAGAAAGGCTAATTAAATATGCTCAGTCAGAAGCAGATACTAGGACAATATTACACAATAATAAATCCATTTAAGGGTAACGCCTTTGAAATTTGGAATGAAATGCTCCCAAAAGGAGAAGATATTTTAGAGCCTTTTGCTGGAAGTGGTAATATAACTAATTTTTTCTCTAATCATAAATGGAAAGCTTATGATATAATTCCAGGTAGAAATGATATAATTCAAAGAGATACTATTTCTAATTTTCCAAAAAATTTTAAAATTTGTATAACTAATCCTCCTTATTTAGCAAAAAATGCTATGAAAAGAAAAGGTGAAAATTTATCACTTAAAAATGAAGATTTATATTTAGATTGCTTAGAGTTAATGCTTGAAAATTGCGATTATGTTTCAGCTATAATTCCGTCGACATATTATGGAACAAAAATGTTTCGAAACCGCTTATTAGCATGGGATAAATTAGATTATAAGCTTTTTTCCGATACCGATTCACCTGTCGGAGTTGCATATTTTGTTCCATACGAAACAGAACATAAAATTTACGTAAATGGAGAAGAGATAGAAAAGGTAGAATCTAATAAAGGAAGTACAAAAATTAAATTCAACGTTTCTTACGGTAATTATATTTTTTCAGCAATTGACAAAACATCTGTAGAAAATATAAACATTAGACCTTTAGATAATAATTTTAATAGAGATAAATTTTTAAAACATACATCTAGAAATTATTCTTTATTTTATTCAGAAAATGATTTAGATTGTAAATTAATTAATAAAAATATTACTGAGTGGAGAAATAAGACAAAAGATTTTTATCTTACTAATTTTAAATCTTTAATGAAAAATGGAAAATATCGAAAAAGAATGTCTTTTGAATTTTTAAAGAGTTTTATATAATTTATGAAAAAAATATTAATTGTTGATGCATTGAACTTGTTCATTCGTTCTTATGTAGTAAATCCTTCTATTTCTAAACAGGGACAACCAATCGGCGGTATTGTTGGAAGTTTTAAATCTCTGCAAAAGATAAGCCGAGATACAAAACCAGACAAAATTATTTTTGCTTGGGATGGTCCTGGCGGAAGCCGTAAAAAGAAAGCCTTACACAAGGATTACAAAGAAGGTAGAAATCCACTACGCCTCAACAGAAATGTAAAGGTCTTGGATGAAAAACAAGAATTTGAAAATCGTATCTGGCAGCAACTAAAAACATTTGAATATTTAAATCTATGTCCGGTAGTTCAGCTTATGGAAGAAAATGTTGAAGCAGATGATCTTATTTCCTATGTCGTTCAACATAAAGATCACAAAGATTACGTAAAAGTGATTGTATCCAGTGATAAAGATTTTATTCAGTTGCTGGATGATAAAACAATACTTATGCGTCCAGTTCAAGATGAAATACTAAATAAAAATCGTGTTGTTGAAGAATTTAGTATTCACCCAAATAACTTTGCTCTTGCCCGATCAATTGCGGGCGATAAAAGTGATAATCTTGAAGGTGTTAGGGGTGTTGGTTTAACAAGTTTAGCAAAAAAATTTCCTATTCTTGCCGAACAAGAGCGATATACAGTTGACGATATTTTGGAGAAATGTGAAGTGAATAAGGGAGATGGAAAAATCTTTGAAAATATCCTATCAGACAAAGATAAAGTGTATCTAAACTATCAAATTATGCAGCTGTATCAACCAAATATGTCGCTTCAAGCACAACATAAAGTTGATTATGTTTTAGAGAATTTTCAACCAGAATTCAATAAAACAGATTTCTTAAAATGTTCTATTGTTGATGGTTTTGCTGATTTAAATTTAAATGAGTTGTATACAACATTTAACCGTATAATTAGTGATTACAAGTCAGCACCTTGACGACCGTGTCTGGATCAAGTATGCTGGCTTTCCTTTGAGGAGCATATGGCTATAAAAAATGAACCATCACTTGGCTCTTTTGGAAAAGAGTTTCAAGAGAAATTAGTTCAATTAATATTGGATGACTCTGTATTTGCTTCGCAGATTAGTGAAGTATTGGATATAAGCTTTTTTGAATTGAAATATCTACAAGTGTTTGTAGATTATGTATTCAAATATAATACAACTTATGGTTGTTTTCCTAACCGTTCAACCGTAGAAACAATTCTGCGTTCAGAACTTGAAAAACAAACACCTGTGATGCAGAAGCAGGTTCGTGATTTCTTTGCCCGTGTTCTTGCGGGCACAATTGAAGATATTGAAGATGAATATGTAAAAGATAAAAGTCTTGATTTCTGTAAAAAACAGAAATTAAAAGAGGCAATGTTAAAAAGTGTTGGCTTGATGGAAAACTCTTCATTTGACGAAGTTTCAAAGATTATTAACGGTGCTCTTAAACTTGGACTTGATAATGAGCATGGTTATGACTTCATGAAACACTTTGAAGAGCGATATAAATTAAAAGCCCGTGATCCAATTTCAACAGGATGGGATGTTATAGATAATTTCATTCAAGGCGGTCATGGAAAAGGAGAATTAGGTGTTGTTGTTGCTCCAACCGGTGCTGGTAAAAGTATGGCATTGGTTCATCTTGCTGCACAAGCGATGAAACAAGGAAAAAATGTTGTTTATTATACATTAGAACTTGGAGATACAGTTATTGGGCGCCGTTTTGATAGTTGTTTGACTGGCTTTCCATTGAAAGGCTTAACTCTCGCAAAAGAAGAAGTTTTTGAAAAAGTGAGAGAGATTCCCGGCAAGCTTATAATTAAAGAATATCCGACGAAATCGGTATCAACGGAGACATTAAGAAATCATCTTAAAAAACTGGAACAACGAGACTTTAAAGTTGATATGGTTGTTGTTGATTATGGTGATTTGTTAAAACCTGTAACCGCGCAAAGAGAGAAAAGAAATGAACTTGAAGGCATCTATGAAGAATTACGTGGAATTGCAGCAGAGTTCAAGTGTCCTCTTTGGACAGCTTCACAAACAAACCGTTCAGGTCTGAACGCAGAAGTAGTAACTATGGAAAGTATTAGTGAAGCTTTCAATAAATGTTTCGTTGCTGATTTTATTTTCAGTCTTTCCCGAACTGCAACTCACAAACAAAACAATACCGGTCGTATTTTTATAGCAAAAAATAGAAATGGTCCAGATGGAGTAGTTTTACCAATTTTCATGGATACATCAAATGTAGCAATTAAAGTGATGGAACCAACAAATGAAACTGTTGATGAAATCAATAAAAACGCTGCAGCAGATCAAGCCAAGAAATTAAAAGAAAGATACGCCAAACACAGAAAAGAACAGAAAGAATTAAAGGGAGAATAATAACATGGATAAAGCAAGCAAAATATTATCAGACGTAACGGTTTTTTCACGATATGCTAAATTTGACGAGAAACTTGGTCGTCGTGAAAATTGGGTTGAACTCGTTGATCGTAATAAAGCAATGCACGTTGCTAAATTTCCTGATCTAAAAGATCAGATTGAAGAAGCATACAAATTTGTGTATGATAAAAAAGTTCTTCCTTCAATGCGTTCCATGCAGTTTGGTGGAAAAGCAATTGAAGTAAACAATTCACGTATTTACAATTGCTCATTTCAGCATATTGATAATATTCATAGTTTTAGTGAAACTATGTTCCTCTTGCTTGCAGGTTGTGGAGTAGGTTATTCGGTACAGAAAAAACACATTGAAAAACTACCACCAGTAACAAAACCAACACGGGGAGAAAAGAAATTTCTTGTTGGTGACAGCATCGAAGGTTGGGCTGATGCTGTAAAGGTATTGATGAAGTCATACATGCAGCCAAATTCACCAAAAGTCCGTTTTGATTATTCTTCAATTCGCGCAAAAGGCACACCAATTAAAACCGGTGGTGGTAAAGCTCCAGGTTCAGAACCATTAAAGCGTGCATTAGAGAATGTTCGTGGTATTCTTGATAGTGTAGAAAATGGAGAACAACTCCGCTCAGTTCAGATTCACGATATTCTTTGTCATTTGGCAGACGCTGTTCTTGCTGGTGGTATTCGTCGTTCAGCAATGATTTCTCTATTTGATATTGATGATGAATCAATGCTTACTTGCAAGAGTAATTTTAAACTTGTATCACATGAATCTGTTACGCTAATAAAACATGATCAATATGGTAATGAAGTTAAACTAGAAATTCGTACTGTTGATGAAGCAACAAACACCACTTATAAACGCGTTAAAATAGCCTACAATGACCCTGCCTATGGAGTCCGCACAGTTGAGGCTGATGTTGGTGAGCATGATATTCCATTCTATTTAGATAACGGTATTGTTCCGTGGTTTTATGTTCAAGAACAGCGTGGTCGTGCAAATAATAGTGTTGTTCTTGTTCGTCATAAAATGCGCAAAAAAGCTGACTTTGAACGTATCTTGAAAATTACCGAAGAAAGCAAAGCTGGTGAACCAGGTATATTCTGGACAAATAACCCAGATTGGGGCACAAATCCATGTGGTGAAATCGGCCTGCGAACAAATCAATTCTGTAATCTTTGTGAAATCAACGCAAGCGATATACAAGATCAAGCTGATTATGAAAATCGTGTAAAAGCTGCTGCTTTCATTGGAACGCTTCAAGCTTCATATACTGATTTTCATTATTTGCGTGATATTTGGCGTAAAACAACAGAAAAAGAAGCACTACTTGGTATTGGTATGACTGGTATTGCAAGTGGTAAAGTATTGGCTCTTGATATGGCTGCGGCAGCAGAAGCGGCAACAAAAGAAAATGAACGTATGGCTAAAATTCTTGGTATCAATAAAGCTGCCCGTGTAACAACTGTAAAACCAAGTGGAACAACTTCTTGTGTTCTTGGCTGTTCATCTGGTATTCATGCATGGCACAATGAGTTTTATCTTCGTCGTATGCGTCTTTTAAAGACAGAAACAATGTATGGTTATCTAAAAATGTTTCATCCAGAACTTCTTGAAGATGATACATTTAACAAGAACAATGCAATTCTAACATTGCCACAGCGAGCACCCGAAGGATCTATTACAAGAAAAGAAACAGCAATTCAACAACTTGAACGGATGAAGAAAGTATATCTTGATTGGATTCAAGGTGGTCATCGTAGAGGCGATAACACACACAACGTTTCTATTACTGTTTCAGTTCGTAATCATGAATGGGCACAAGTTACTGAATGGATGTGGAAGAATAAAGATAGCTATGCTGCTATTTCACTTCTACCTCATAGCGACCACACTTATCACCAGGCGCCATTTGAAGATATTGGAGAAGCAGAATATAATAAAAGAATGTCTCAATTAGTAAGTGTTGATATTGATCTGATTAGAGAAGATCAAGATTATACAAATTTATCTGGTGAAGCTGCTTGTGTAGGTGGTGCTTGTGTCGTGACTTGACACCGATTGAAAACCTGCTAAACTTGGAGGCGTCCCTTGATCGGGGCGCTTTCTATTAGGGAGAATATAATGACTGACCTAAAGACACTTGAGCAAAACGATAAAAAATTGACCCGTGAAGAACATATTGTAAATTATCTCAAAACTCTTAATGAGATTGAGCAGGCAATTGAGCCTTATCGTGAACACAAGCTTGCACTAAAAAAGCATTACGCTGATAATAGCTTTCTTTCACGAGAAGATCAGAGTAAGCTGCTTCGTGCTTATCGTATGGCACAGAAGGGCGAGGATCTTGAAGATTTTGAGGAATTTATCAGTGTAATCAAGAACAAGCTTAAAGTTGGAGTATGAGGATGAAATTGGAACCGCGAAATAAACGACTTGTATTGGAAGTTGTAAAAAAAGAAGAAGAAAAGAAAGAAGAACTATTTTTTGCTGGTTCAACGAAACGACCAGATAATGTTGCCTATCGTGTTCTTGATAAGGCAAATGACTGTGTATTATCTGTTTCTGTCGGACAGATTGTGCTTGTTGAAGGTAATATGGTTGAAGAAGCAAAGTTTGGTGAAAATACTTTTTTGACTTGTAAAGAAAATTTTGTTATTGGTCTTTTGAGGGATTAAAATATGGGAATGTATGATGAACTAACTTGCGAATATCCTCTTCCTGAGAAACATGCGAAGTATCAAGATGAGGTATTTCAAACAAAAAGTTTGGTCAATTGTCTTGACAAATATGTCATTACAAAAGATGGTGAGTTAGTTCATCATTTTTTTAATTGGGATATTGTCCCAGAAGAAGAACGACCATACTATAAAGACCCATCATGGGATAAACTTAGTTGGATTGGTGCCCTAAAACAAGTACCAAAACAACCAGTAAAACTTAACCATACTGGAGAAGTTCGTTTTTATCATTGGGATACAGATCTTGATTTGTATATTGAATATTCTGCTTATTTTGTAAAAGGAAAAATAGCTCATTTTGAATTGATTACGGAGGAAAAATAATGAAGCAAGAACTTGAACAACAACTTTACGATAAGTATCCAAAATTGTTTGCAGAACGAAATCTACCTATGACACAGACTTGCATGTGTTGGGGACTAGATTGTGGTCCAGGTTGGTTTCCCATCATAAAGCGTATGTGTGGTTTGATTCAAGGCCACATTACACAAACTCGTCAAAACACCGCCAGAGTTCGTGGATACAATCGTGCTCTGCGTCAGGCGATCAATGGAAATCCTACAAACCTAAAGTATCATTTCAAAAAGCGTCTTGGATGGAACGATGAACAGTCAGAAGAATATGTAAAGCGAGATGTAGAAGGTAAAAAATTTCGTGAAGAATTTCATAAGCCACCAACACAACTTGTATTTACACAAATCAAAGAAAAGTTTGGAACACTACGAGTTTATAGTAGTGGTGGAGATGAATTTTGTAGTGGAGTTATTGCTATGGCTGAATCCATGAGCGCAATAACTTGTGAAGATTGTGGTGTTCCTGGGAAAGCAAGAGAAGGCGGTTGGATTCGCACACTTTGCGATTCTTGTGAAGAAGGAAAGAAAACAAGGAGTTTTACATGAATAATAAAATTAAAACACAGATTTCAGTTAACACAGATGGTAGTGGTGATCCGTTGCATGATTTTATTGGTATTTTAGAAACTATTGACAGATTTTGGGACTGAGAGTATATATTATATATGGAACATCTTGGATTATACATATTGATGGCAAGTCTTTTGTCAAGTATACCAGTGTGGATTATCAGCATAGGAATACTTGCTATAGCAGAAGCAGCAAGCAAAAAACATAAGTGAAAAAATTATTAATAACTTTATTATTTTTAAATGCATGTACACAAACTGGACCTAAATTTATTGATTGTTCTAAACCACAATATGGAGAGTTAGCATTAGATATAGCATTAGAAAAAATGGAAAATATATCAGAAGTTGTTTATAGAACAGATTTTATGTGTAAAAATAAACAGCCTATGCCAAATCTTGAATGTTATATTGCTCGTACTGGAAATAAAGATTTTGGTAATCGTGGTATGATCATAATGAATGACAAATATATTGGTGAATGTGTTATACATGAACTTTATCATGTTGAATTAGGTCAAAAATATGGCTATACTTGCAATGAACATTCACTAAAATGTGGGTGGGATAATCATTGGCTAGAACCATTATTAGACGAATATGGGGAGTTAAAAGATGAAACTAAGTGAACATTTTTCTTTGCAAGAAATGACAAAGTCTCAAACTGGTGAAAGAAAAGGTATTGAAAATACGCCAGGACCAAAAGAGATAGAAAACTTAAAGCAGCTTTGTGAAAATGTGCTAGAAAAAATCCGAATTAATTTCGGTCGTCCTGTTGTTGTGAATAGTGGTTATCGTGGTCCAAAACTAAATAAAGCTATTGGTGGAGCAAGAAATAGTCAACACCTAACGGGTCAAGCAGCAGATATAGAAATTCCAGGAATGGATAACAAAATATTGTTTTGCTGGATCAAAAATAATTTAAATTTCGATCAGTTGATATTGGAATACTACAAACCAGGTATTCCAGATAGTGGCTGGGTTCATGTAAGTTGGAATTCATCCGGTAATAGAAAACAAGTTATAACGATAGGTTAACAAAACCTTCTGTATGATATAAACCTATCTGTAAAGGTAGGTTTCTTTTTTGAAAAATTAATATTATTACTGTTTCTCGCCATATTTATAAAAGGAGACATAGAAATAAAACATATGACTCAAAAAATAACAAAAGTATCAAAATCTGCTCTTGATCTTATAAAGAAGTTTGAAGGCTTCTGCGCTCAACCATATCTTTGTCCCGCAAATGTTCCAACAATCGGATATGGTTCAACCTTTTATGAATATGGGGCAAAAGTAAAAATAGACGATCCAGCAATAACCGAAGAACGATCGACACAATTATTATTACATGTATTAACAACATTTGAAAAGCATGTTGATACATATACCAGAGATGATATAACGCAAAGCCAATTTGACGCTCTTGTTTGTTTTGCTTATAATGTTGGAGTAGGAGCATTAAAATCATCTACATTACTTAAAAAAGTAAATACTAATCCACTTGATCCAACAATACGCGATGAATTTTTAAAATGGAATAAAGCTGCTGGAAAAGCATTGCGTGGTTTAACTAAACGTCGAGAATCCGAAGCTGAACTATATTTTAAAACTAATTAAGGCAAGTAAGATTTTTTATGAAAACAGAAAGAAAAGTTAGAATTGGAATAACAATAGCTGTAACTGACTACAGTGATAGTTTATTTTCAAACGGTATAAGACAAAACGTTTTAATATTGAGAGATATATACGAAAAATGTCGAAACGTTGAGGTGGCTTATATAATTAATACCGCAAACGAACCAAAGAAAGAAAATATAAACGATGAATTTAAACCTTATATTCATCACATGATAACATTGCAAGAATCTTTGGAAAAATGTGATTTAATAGTCATAGCTCAAGGTTCTTTGTCGGAAAGTACCTGTCAGGTTCTAAAAAAAGAAGGTAAAAAACTAGTCAAACATATAATGGGACCAGAATTATCCACTTTTAATGAAACCATTTTATTCAAAGATAATTCTGAAGCTAGAAATGTTTATGCTAGAAACAAAAATAACATAAGTTTAATTTGGATTTCTGAACATTATTATAAAAGAGATAAATATTTTTTTGAAACAATGTATGACGCGGAAGTTGTTGTTGGTCCATATATTTGGGATCCAAGATTTATTCAGAGTCATATTGATAAATTATTAAAACAACAAAATAATATTCATACAGGAAAATATACTCCATCTGGTAAAAAACAAAAAAGAATTTGTAGCATGGAACCAAATATTAATGTGGTTAAAACTAGTGTAATGCCTATCATAATTAATGAGCAATTATTTCGAAAACATCCTGATACAATTGAACGATGTTATTTATTTTCTGCTGATAAAATTAAATTAAAAAAAGATTTAATTAATTTCGTAAAAGATTTAGACGTATATAAAGCTCAAAAAATGTTTTTTGAAGCAAGATATCCAATTGTTTGGGCTCTACAACAGCATACAGATATTGTTCTATCACATCAAAACCAAAATGAATTAAATTATCTTTATCTCGACGCATCTTGGATGGGATATCCAGTTGTTCATAATAGTCCAATGATGAAAGAACTGGGCTGGTATTATGAAGAAAACGATGTTAAGACAGCTGTTGAGCACCTTGCTTATGTTGCTGAATACTTTGATAGCAATGAACATCAAAATGAAGAATATTTAAAAAAATCAAGAAATTTTTCATATCGTTATAGTATTCAAAATCCAGAGAATATTCGTGGATATGAAAGATTGATAGATAAAGCGATGAATTCTTGAGGTATATATGAAAATATCAGTAGTTATGCAATCTTATTTAGGCGATTATCCAGGTGCGCGTAGTAGACCTAAAGAAAAATTTATACGATCTGTTAGTAGTTTTTTATCTCAAATTCACGAAGATAAAGAGCTTATAATAGTTTCTGATGGTTGTAATATAACAAAAGAATTATATGATTCTTTCTATAAAGACAATCCATTAATAAGATTTGTTTATTTGGATAAAAAAGAAGAAAAACTAACGAACAACATTG